TGATCGCCGAAACAAACGTCAATGTCGCTGTGCCGGCAGTGGTTACTGCTGTGACCGAAACCGTACCGGCCTGCTTGACCGGAGTCGTGGTCTGGATCGGAAGCTCGACGCTCGTGATCTTGTCAAACGCAAGATTGCCTGCCTTCGACGTTGTTCCTGTCATCGTGATTTCTTCACTGATCGCTTTGCCGCCACGTGTGCCGTTGATTTTTACCTTTGTCGTGATCGCCGATGATGCTTTAACTTTTACGTTTCTCGCAGCAAGCGGCGATGTGACATCCGTGATCGTTTGCACCGCCGATGTCAACGGTGTGAGTGCCAAGCATCCGTTGTCGCTTTCCGCGGTCGCAGAAGCGGCAGGAATGACAACTTCAGTCACCACCCCCAGCTTCTGCGGCAGTTGCGGATCGCCAACGTCTACTCGGACTCGCTTGTATTCGAAAAAATTGCGAGTCTGCATCATGTCACCTCACTTTTTACGGATGAATGAAGTTCACACCCTTGACGGCCGCGCTGTCGAACGTTACCGCGTCGAGACGCGTGATCGCTCTGACCTCGTACCCGTACTTGCGCCATGCGTCACCGCCGACATCGGTGCCGGCAACCTCGATCGCTTTCCGACGGAACAGTGTCGCGTAGGACTTAAAATCGCCGATGTAGATCGGAGATTTCGTCGACCCGACGTTTGCAAGTTGCGCATCGGCAACGGATGTCACAGGACGTCCGGAAATGCGGAAGTCGGTCGGTTTAACAACGTCGGGCTGCAGCAGCGGACGACCGTTCAGATCCTCAAGGCCGTCAAGCAACGCAAGACCGCTCTGGTTCGTGATCACTCCGGCAACCGCACTGTGCGCAGGATCGAGTCCCTTGTTCAAGACCGCCTTGATTTCTGCAAACTCGGAGTTGGCCGTCAAATCCGTTTCGGTTAATGCTTGGAGCAAGGTAATCAGGAGCTTGTTCTCGGTGATAACTTCCTTCTTGCCGATCCAGCGGGCAAGATAAGCCATCAGGCCGGCAACTTCGTCGTCGAGCAGTTCGCGAGACATCGGGATGTAAAGCCCGTAGGTGTCGAGCGAGTAGCTGATCTTCGCGAATACCGGCTGATCGTCAGCGGGCACATTGCTAAGCTCGCCGGAGAGCTTCGTGAATCCTGCGGTCGGGAACGTATCGATCACCCGCCAGCCAGAATTCGTGTTGACCTGCTCAGTTGTGAACAGCGGAGCCAACGGTCGATTATCGCGCTTGACCTCGATGATCATGTTGTCCATGTCGATCGGGACCAAGAATCCGCCGTCCTCACCGGCAGGGTCTCCACCTGATTCCGTCAGTGCCGCCATGAGTGGCGCGTACTTCTCGCCGAACGCCTTACTAGGCGTCACGCCGGCACGAATCGCCGCGGCAAACGATTTCGCGTATTCGTTCGTGCTGCGGATCGCATCTACTGAACGCTCGATAGCCTTGTCTTCCTCAAGCGCCTTCATCGCTTCCGCGCGGGACACCATGTCGGTATCCTTGTCTTCGAAACGACCACGCTCTGCGTTGATCTTTTCCATCGCTTCAATCTGATTGTTAAGATTCGTCACGCGCTTCATCGTTTCTTCGTACTGCGTCATGTCGTTTTGCGCGACATGTGCTTCAGCTTCGGCGATTAAACCGGAACGCTGATTTTTGAGTTCATAGAGTTTTTTCATGCTTTTACCTCCTTCGGCCTATCGCCGAACCTCTGTTTCTCTATTTCTAGCTTTTTGTTGGCCGTTTCTTGCCAATCTGTCAGCTGATGACCTTCTTCAATTTCGTGAACGATGATCTGGTCGGCTTCAATAACTCCGCCAACGATAGCGCTCGCTGTGATCGTTCCCGTTTCGAGCGTCTTTTTCATCGCATACAAATCACGCAACATTGTCATGTCAGGCTCGTTACCACCGGATGACGCCACCAAGTCAAGCATTTCAGGCTCGACAATCGCGTCGACAAAACCCGCATCAAGCGCCGTCTGCGCCGAGAACCACGTTTCGGCATCCATCAACTCTTTCAGCTCATCCATGCTCTTGCCGGTTTTCCGCGTGTAAATCGCTCGCAACCCGGCATCCGCTGTTTCAAGGCTCTGCTTCGCGCTTTCCATGTCGTTGTGATCGCCCAACGCAAATGTCGAGACGTTGTGAATCATCATCTGCGCCATCGGATACGCAACCACGCGATCAGCACCCAATGCGACCACCGTCGCGGCTGATGCGGCCAAACCGACGATGACGGATTTCACATGGCCTTTGTAGCGTTTTAATTCGCCGTACATTTCAGCGGCCGCATGGACATCACCGCCATACGAATTGATGAGCAGCTCAACATCCTCGCCTTTAGCCTTGTTCAAAAACTCACGCAACGACTTAGGCGATGCGCTCTCCCATCCGAGCCAGTCGAATATTTCAGCGTCGTCGGACGTCACAATCCGACCGTTAATCCTTAGTGACAGCATTTGTTATGTCCCCTCCTTGATTCGCGACCTTGCCGCGACTGATCAAATACTCGAAGTATTCGTCGACTTTATCGAGCGGCGCCATATTCAATGGAGCCAGCCGGATGTCGCCGCCTTCGACTTCCGGCAAATCCTCGTATGCGCGGATTTCATTCGGGCTGTACGCTCCGATGTCGCGCATGCCTTTATACCAACGGACGCGGGATTCGGTATCGCCGCGCAATTCCGCATTCATGTTGATCTTGACGACCTTGCCTTCTCTGATATCATCGTCGAATAATCCGACATGCGTAAATTCTTCTTCGTACTGCACGACCGCCGGAGCGAGCGTTGAAACGACGTATTCGACCGCGTTTTGTTCGTTCGATTGATATGTCTGCTTTCCGGCTTGCAGCTTGTAGAGCGGCACCATAAAAAACCGCGCTATATCCGCTACGCTCAAATCACGCGACTCGACAAATTGCGAGTCGCGCAAGCTCATGGCGATCGATTTGTATTCGAGACCGTTGTCAAGGATGGCGACCTTGAACGCGTTATCCGCGCCGCCGTATACCTTTTCCCATTCCTCGCGGAACTTGTCCTTCGCCTCCTTGCCTAAGTCCGCGGCCACCTGCACCACGCCTGAAGGCGATGCGCCTTGCGAATAGAATTTCGCTTCATATTTCTGTTGAGCGGATGCGGCCGCGATGACCTCGCTTGCCCTAGTCAAAACGGATTGACCGATCAGCCCGTCGTCAGAAAATCCCTTGAGGTGAATGATGTCACATTTTTCAAAAACTCGCCGCGTTCCGCTGCCCAGCGTTACGATGTACACAACATCGCCGGACGCTTCAATAATCGGCTGCACGAGATCAGGATTCAGAGGAATCAACTCATTAGGACGTCCTGTTCCACTGTTTCTTGATACCCAAACATAGGCGTTGCCCTTCATAAGCCGCCATGTTTCAAGCAGCTTTTTGAACACAAACGGCGACATCGCCCGATTAGGCCGAGTCGACAAAAGATCGTCCAAATAATGACCTTCGTCTCGCTTCTTCGTTTTCGAGTTCATGACGAAAAACGGCATCTTGCCGATGGAATCGCTACGAATATCGATGCAAGCCGAAACCGCTGATATCTTCATCGCCCTCGACGCCGGAAGTTCCAGAGCCAACCCCGGAACGCGCCACGCTTCCGGGTTGTCAAGCGTCATGATGGACGGACTTGTCACGACTTCACCCGATGCGGCAAGTCGCCGATTGATAAAGCCGTCTAAAATCATGCTTTATCCCCTCCTTTTGCGTATGCAACGACAACCGCCGATACAACGAGAAACGCGCCTCCAACAATCATTCCGATGCGATGATCAAACAGCCATACGCCTGCCGTGATCGCCGCACCGCCAATTACAGCGAGCGCGTCAACGATCAGCGACAATAACTTCTTCTTTGTCATAAGCTCCAATCCTCCGACAGAATCACCTCGTTGAGGTCAATCGGCTTTTTCGCGACCATGCGCATTGTTCTCGCATTCACGCAAGCGTCAATTGGGTCGATGCGCCGTCCGCGCTTGTTGTCTTTCTTGTCGACCTTGATCTCACCGAATGAGTTTGATGTGACCGACGCGTTCGCGAATGACCACGTCATCAGGCCGTTGTTCTTGTTGTGCCGTAGTTTCTTTGACCTGACCTTCAGTTGCAGATCGACCGTCGCATCGCTTAACGACCGCGCCGACTGCGGGACGTCCATCAGATCGCACCCGAAGTCTTCCATGTACGTCAGCGACGTCGCAATGTTGTGCCGGTCGTATGCAATCCCGAGTAGTTTCAGATCGTATTCCTCAACTACGTCGTGCAGATAGTTCCACAACTCAATGTGGTCGGTGATAAAATCACCCGCACCGCCTGTCACCGTGATCAAGCCTTCTTGCTCCCAGACGTCATAAGGCGCAAGGTCGCTCAAGATGTGTTCTTGCAGTCTTCCGCGTGGCATGAAGGAATGCGTTTCGATAAACTCAAAACCTTCATCTTCTAGGTCAAAATCAAAAGCGACCGTTGTCAGGTCGCCTCCGCTTGACAGGTCTATTCCGATGTAACATTCGCGGCCTTGCATATCGGCAAGCGTCAAATCCTCGCCGCACTCCGCCCATTCTTGCGGATTGATAAACGACCGATCAGCGTCCGCGTACCAGATGTTAAGCGTTTTCGTCGCATATTCCGCGATCTCGCTCCCGCCGAAGTCTTTAGCTGTTTGCGCGTCTTCCAAGAGACGCTTTTTGCCGTTTTCCGTATTCCAAAGATACGGATTCGCCTTCATCAAGGCGATCTTGCCGAACAGGTCATCATCTTTATCCGCCGAATAGATGTCGGCAAACATATCTTCTGCCGTGACGACACCGTTTAAGATGTTCACGGCGTAAGAGTCCATCTCGTAACCGAAACTGTTAAAATCGCGCCCACGCGTCGTGATCATGGAGATCAGCGTTTCGTCAAGATTTCGCGTTCCTCGGTACAGCGACGAATAGACCGAGTTGTCTTTCATCTGCTGCAATTCGTCGATCGACGCAAAGATCGCCCGGAAGCCTTCATCAAGACCGCCTTCTTTTGACAACGCCTCAATCGTGCATCCGGTCAGCTTGCTTGTGATTGTGTATTTCCAGTCCTGAACGCGGAACATCTCAAGCAGTTCAGAGTCGGCTTGGATGAATTTCTTGATCTCATCCCATGCGATGAGCGACTGCCGGCGCTTTGTCGAGGCCGTGAACAGCTTTCCGTGGTTGTACCCACTAAATCCGCTGATGTACGTCCCGTGGACGCCATTCATCATGGACTTGCCGTTTTGTCGGCCAACGCTCAAGTAGTTGCGCCGGAATCTCCGGAAACCGGTGTCCTTATGCACCCAGCCATAAAGCGACCCAATGTCGAAGCACTGATGCGGCATGAGCTTCAGCGGCACCGGCCTTGCGCCTTCCGCGATGGTCAGCGTTTCAGCAAATTCAAGGACGCGCTCTGCTCTTTCCGCGTCCCATAAAAAAGGGAACGTCTCCGTCCCCTGTCTTTCTAAGTCTCGTATGTGTCGACGACAAGCGGCGAGGTGCAGTTCGCCCATTTTACCGTCGGCAAGTGTTGTCTTCGCGTAGTCGGTGACACGATCGCGCATCCCATCACTTCGCAAACTTCAAGAATTTATTTTCCGGCGTTTCCTCGACCTTCGGAACGACCAACCTGCACCGCGACGATATTGTCAGCCCTAAGTCGTTCGCGCTCTGCCGGCATTGTTTGAATGCCTTGTCGAGCATGATGGATATCTTGTTTGTCTCGTCAACATCTTCGCCGCTCACTAGCATCTGATCTAGTTTCTTTGTTAGCACGAGGTGTTGTCTTTTCGCGATCAGGTATCGCGCCAGCGTATCTTCGTCGAGTTCGGTCATGATATTCAGGCTTTGGAGTTTCGCCGCGATCTCATCAAACTCTTCTTTCATGCTTTCCGGCAGATAATCCGGCGCTTGGACGTCATCAAGCCCGTAGACAGTCAGTTCTTCGCGACGGCGTTGCTCTATTTCTGCCTTCGTCCAGTTCTTTTTGCCCTCGACCAATAACAGATCGATAGGCCGTCTATTTCTCATGGCTCATCACATCCTTTCTTCTCTCAAAACAGTCCCCACTCCGCAAATTTCTCAAACTCTTGAATTGAGCTTGCGACCGCCTCAACAGCGTGGTCGTTGATGCGCGGATTGTTTTCATAAGGCGTCAACTCGTCGATTTTGCGGTACTCGATCTGCACTTTTCGCTCCTTCCTTTTCCCTTGGGATTTCAAAACGGG